CCCGAATCCGGTGATCGCCGCCGGCGTGGTGAACAACGCCAAGATCAGCGACGTCGCCTGGGCGAAGGTGACGGGTGCCCCGACGAGCTTCCCCCCGAGTGGCGCGGCCTCGGGTGCCTTGGCCGGCACCTACCCGGCGCCCTCGCTCGCCGCTGGCGCCGTCGCCTCCCGCACCGTGATCGCCCCCGGTGCGCTCACTGGCGCGCAGACCGCCGTCTCGACCTCGGGGACCATCCCCGCCAACCCGAGCCCCGGCAACTGGTACACGCACGCCAGTCTCGACTTGACGACCAAGGGGCCGACCGGCTCGACGCAACTCGTCCTCCTGATCGCCTCGGCGGGGCTCTCGGTCAACACCACCGGCGCCGCCGTCTACCAGCGCTTTCTCCGTGGGGGCGCATCGAACATCGGGATGACGGTCGCCTACGTGGCGCAAACCGCTGGCAACTACATGAACCTCCCCACCGTCGTCACGATGGACCAGGCCCCCTCGGGCAGCGCCTGTCACTACGACTTCCAAATCCAAGGCCCTACGGGCACCAACTGGCTCGCGAGTGGCACTGGCTTCGGCTACATCTCCGCCCAGGAAATAGGTTAACAGGAGTATAGTATGGCAAGACTACCTAGTAGTAAGACCAACGTCTCCCAGTCCAAGGCGAAGCAAATCCTGACCGACGGCACGGTGCGGGGCAATCCCTTGAGCCAAGCCCAGAAGGGCATGTTCGGGGCCATCGCCGGTGGCGCCCCGACCAAGGCCTCGAAGAAGGCCGCTCCCAAGAAGGCCGCCCCCGCGCCCAAAGCCAAGGCCGCTCCACGAAAGCCGGCTGCCGGCCCGATGGGCCAGGGCATGATCGGCCAGCGCTCGCAACTCGGCCCCCGGACCCGCAAGGCCCTCACCGGGGGGATCGGCTACTGACCATGGGCTGGGGCTGGGCACTGATCGGCTTCGTCCTCGCCTGCATCGTGATCTACTACCTCGTCTGGGGGCGGGAGTGATGCTCCGCGCCGGCATGGACGGCGTCCCCGTCTCCGAAGAGGAGCACCCCCTCTTCGGCCCGACCGCGCAGGCCAAACTCAAAGCCATCGAGGTCTCGGAAGTCTGGCAGGGCCTCCGCAAAGGCATCGAGGCTCAGCGCGAGGCGCTCTTCGCCACCCCCCTCCAACCGACCGAGACCCTGGAGTCCCGTTGGGGCGCTATTCAACAACTCTCTCTCCTGCTACATGGTGGCCCCCAGATGATCCTGCAGCATGCTCAGATGGTAGCCCATCCCGAAGTGAACGAGGCGCCTGAGTATGTTGCGAAGGCCCACAAGTTTGAAGGATGACTAGCATGGCAGACGAACAGCCAGCCCCCGACGTGCACGAACTCCAAGAGGCCATCCGCCAGCGCGACGAGCAGATCGCCGCTGCCAACGCCCGCCTGAAAGGCATGGAGGACACCTTCAACGCCCTCCGCCAACCCCCGCCGCAGCAGCAAGCGATGCTCCCCCCCGGCAAGCGCTTCATGATCCCCCCCAACTTGCGCCAGCAGATCGGGGGCCTCGGGCTCTCGGATGCCGAAATCGAGAAGAACGGCGACATCATCGTCCCCTTCCTCCAGGCCTACCTCGGCCAGGCAGCCGGCGAGGTGCTGCAAATCCTCCGCTCCCAGGCCGATGACATCGCGCAACTCCACATGCTGCGCGATCCGAGTGCCTACCCCCATGCCGACACGGTCTTCAACGACGTCACCAAGATTCGCCAGACCGAAGCCCAGGCGGGGCGCTACGTCCCCCCCGACGTCGCCTACCGCATCGCGGTCGCCAACAACATGGAGCGCATCGCTGGCGAGGGTGCCTCGACGGTGGCAGGTGCAGCCGGCGGTCAGTTCGGTGCCGTCCCGCCCACTGGCCGCTCGGTGGGGACGCCCAGCCCTGCCGCCGTCCGCTCTCGCGACCTCTCCGCCCAGAGTGCGCTCCGCAGCGTCCGCGCCCCCGTGACGGAGCCCATCAAGCCGGCCCAGTCCGGCGACGACCTCATGAGCATGTCCCGCGAAGAGCGCAAGGCCTTCTTCGAACAGAACGCAGAGACGCCCATCCGATAAGATGGCGAGCCTAGAAAGGAGATAGGGAATGGCAACGTTACCAAACCTCGCGACAACCGCCAGCATGTCCCCAGACATTCTCGCCGTCTATATGATGGACGAGCTTCTGGAGCGGGCCGAGCGGGACACGGTCTTCTGGAACCTGGCGGAGAAATCCACCATCCCGAAGGGCTCAGGGAAAACAGCCCAGTTCACCCGCTACGAGCGGCTCCCGCTCCCCGAGGCGCCCCTGGAGGAGTCGGTCACCCCGGCAGCAGTCCCGATCACCCTCTCGACCGTGGACGCGGTGCTCGACCAATGGGGCGCCGTCGTCTCCATGTCCGACATCGTAGTGCTGGTCATCAAGCATCCCCTGGTGCAGCAGGCCCGTGAGCTACTCACTCTCCAGCATAATGAGTTGGTAGATCGTGAAGTCCAGGTCGTGGCGATGGGCTCCTCGAACATCTACTTCGCCAACAACAAGACCTCCCGCGCCTCCCTGACTCAGGCCGACGTCATCACCACCGACGATGTCCGGCGCATGGTCGCCCAACTCCGCTCTGCCGGTGCCCCCACCTACGGCGCCGGGCGCTACCGGGGTGTCGTGGACCCGTTCGTGGAAATGGATATCTCTAAAGATAGCACCTTCCAACTCGCAGGTGTCTACTCCCAGGTCGAGACGCTCAAAGACGCCGACATCGGCCGCTGGATGGGCGTCGACTGGATGCGCTCGAACTACATTCCGATCATCACGCTGATGAACGCGGCCTACGCCCCGGCGACCGCCGACACCACGGCGGGCAACTGGACGGGGGGCACCGGCTTTGGCGCCGGCTCCACCGTGCGCGTGGTCACGACCAAGATGGACCCGCTCACGGGCTTCGAGACCCAGATCAGCGCCGAGACGGCGGTGACCAATGCCGCCGCCTTCGCCGTCAAGATCACCATGGGCGGCGCTACTGCTCCCACGGGTACCTACAAGGTCTACGCTACCCTCCAGGGTGGAGTCACCGGCACGGCCACTCTCCAGGTCCGCATTCGCCACACTGCCCCCAACTCCGAGACCATCTACCTGGTCGCCGGGGGCAACCCGACCACCGGCACTGCCTTCGTGGTGACGGGCTCTGGGCCTGTGGCTCCTCCCGTTCCCCCGTCTGCGGTGAACATCCACATCTCCTACGTCATGGGACGGGGCTACCTCGGAGCTACTCAGCTAGACGCGCTCAAGACCTACGTGGTCCCCGCCACCGCCAGTGAGAGCGACCCCCTGGCCCAGCGCACCAAGGCCGGCTGGAAGCAGATGTTCAAAGCCTTGGTCTTAAACCCGGTCTTCGGCACTCGCGTGGAGAGCGCGAGCGCCTTCGGGTGAGCCTAACAACTAACTTGTCGGAGAGGTACCATGAAAGAGCAGCCCCCCAACGGAAAGGATCGCCGGAAGGCTTCCGAGGAGGACCCCCCTCAGGAGTCTCCGGCCCCTGATGACGCGCCGGCGGAGGAGCCTGCCCTCTCGGACCTCTCCGACAAGCAACTGCTCAAAAAGCTCCTGCGGTATACGGAAGAGTTCCAGTTGCTCGGCCCCGATCAGTCGACCGCCGCCATGAATCGGCGGGTCGAGTTGACTCGCTTGATGCGCGGCGTGCAGGACGTGCGGGATGCCCGTGAGCCCCTGATCGAGGTCCGCGTGCCCCGCAGCGTGACGGGGGAGCCCTTCCAGGTCGGCCCCCGGAGCTTCCCCCCAGGCCAGCACACGGTGCGCTCCTCGGTCGCCCAGTACCTGCTGTGGATGATCGCAGAGAACCAGCGCATCGAGATGAAGCGCCTGGAGCAGCATGGGCGAGAGATTGACCTCGGCTCCATCGGGGGCCGTGCCCGTGTCGCCACCATCAGCCGTGACCGGGGCGAAGACGAGTGGACGGGGAGAGGCCGATGAGCGAGCCCGCCCTGCTGCCCTGGTCCTACGGCCGCTTCCGCATGGTGGTCACTCGGCGGGTCACCGAAGAAGAGCAGATCAGCATTGAGTGCTACGAGGGCAGCCGGGAGACCGCCATCGAGACCTTCGAACTCTTCTTGGCCAAGTGCCGCGAGCACATGATCGCGCACAACGAGCGCATCGTCATGGCGCACCGCGACCAACTGAACAAGCTCCAAAGAATTATAGAACAGAGAGAGCAGGAACTCATGGACCTGGACCAGGAACTCGAAGAGAAGCGCAAGGAGAACGGCCATGCGCTCGACCCGGGGTGACATCATCGATCAGGCGCTGCAGCGGGTCGGCAACACGACGGCCACGCTCAAGAACGCAGCCCGCTTCCGCCTGAATCGCATCCTGCAAGAACTCTACCAGGGCTTCGACTGGCCCTTCCTCTTCGCCAAGGTGCCCGTCACCATTGCGCCCACGGGGATCGTCCCCATGCCTGCCGACTTCGTCAAGCCCGAGGACGACCAGGCCCTCTTCCTCGAGCAAACGCAGGGCGTCGCCATGCCCGGCGTCATCCAGGAAGTGGATCACCGTGCGTTTGAACGCTACCGAGGTACCGTGGGCTATACCCAGCAAGCCACTCGCCCCCGCATCTGGACGCTCGACTACGGGGCACTCCAGGGGATGACCTTCCCCACTCCGATCGAGACCTGCTTCTGCACCTTCCGCTACAAGTTCCTCCCCTTGGACATGCCGCTCTCCGACAGCGGGGCCTACGACGCCGACATCCCCTTCTTTCCCTGGGACACGACCCTCTCCGATCTGGTCTTCGAGTGGGCCATGAGCTACGAGGTCGACCCCCGACGGGGCGACCAGTACCAGGTCAATGTCGAGTCCGTGCTCCGGTCGCGAGGAGCTACCTATCCAGAAAGGAGCTTCCCTAGCACGGTCCCCCTGGACCCGGTGTTCTTCTCGACCCCGACCTGGGGCTATGGCCGAGGCCGCCCGTAGATGGCCGCCCCGAGTGACGCCCCGGAGCAGGCCTTCCGGCTCCGCAAATTCCAGGGCACCAACACCCAGTTCGAAAGCACCTTCCTCGGCCCCTCCCTGGT